TGGTGCCTTGTGTGGAATTCGCTTCCTCGCCCTGAATCTCCCGACGAAGCAGGCGCAGCTTGTCCAGGTCGGCGTGCGTGTATTCCACACCGTCAAGGCTGTATGACTGACCAAGTGTCAGGATGGAAGAGATGGCGGTATCTATCTGTGCAACGGTGAGAGACATGGGGCTCCATGGGACAAGGTGGCTTCGATTGACACCGTTGTAGCACATGAAGCGGAGTGAAGGTCAAGGTACCTGAGTTCCATTTTGGAACTCAGGTAGTTTTGTCCACAGGGTTTTCCACAAAAAAAGCCCACCGGGGAGGGTGGGCTTGTATAAACAGCACTTCTAAAAAGGCCTGATTATTTTTTTTCGGTCCTGCTTTCCTTGATGGCCGACCTCATTTCATCACGGAAGTCTTCAAGGAATCGTCGGTTTGCTTCCTTGTTTTCGTCAACCTGACGTTGAACCGAAGTGTTTATTCCGTCAATCTGACGTTCAATCGAAGTATTTATCCCGTCAATCTGCTTTTGGAAAGAATCGTTTGCTACCGACTGAGAATAGTGGAACCACATTGCCTGCAATGCAAACAACGCGACCAGTACGCCAGAAATGCCTATACCAATATTGATGAGAGATCGTCGTAGGCCGGTCGTGTTTTTCTCGATCGTTTCCAGCCGTCTATCCATACTGGCAAACTTCTCATCAAACAGCTTTTCCGAAGCTTCAATTTTAGCACCGAGCCCATTCAATTTTTCATCAAAAAGCTTCTCGTGCATATCGTCACCGTCTACAGCATCCTGTTGGTAAGGACAGTTTTCTACTGCGTTCTTTACTAATTTTTTAGCTACGTTCCCTGCTATTATCGAAACATATCCATAATCTACAGTAGATGTGTCGTCTCCATAGTCCGCAGTTGTACCGCTGTCCGCCCCCCACTGAGAACGGAGGCGTGCGAGGTCTCTCTGCGATGCGTCCGTCGAAGTTTTGCCCATGATCGAAGCCTTGCCTCAAATAAACAACTCATTCAATAGGTCTACAAAATGCTTCTCATAGTATGTATCTGCAAAAGTAATAACCCGATCAAAAAAATCTTTATCAAGCCCTGATTCCTGTTCGTGATTGTTTATATCCACAACAGCTGAGATTGTTTTACTATCCTTGTCCGAAGAATCAAAAACACAACGTATCCCAAATTCCCCATCTTTCAACATAAATCGAAATCCGGACTCGGCAATGTCGCTGCCACCTGGGATACCAATTTTTTCAGCAATAAAAAATGCTGCTCCGTCTGTGCGATATCTCTCCGGCAGGAGAATATTTATATTGAAAATTTTGCCGACAAGCTTCAAATCGTTTGTGGTTCCACCCGTTTTTTCAAGAAGAAAGTCATAAACCGTTCTTGTTATTCCCGAGATTTCGTGAAACATATCGCGATTTGTTTCACGATACACGACGGACGAACCCTCGATAACAATATTTCTTTGCCCCTTGTTATCTGCAAATATAAAAAAAGGAGCATTCACTGGTGGAAAAGCAGGTGCTGCAAAGGTGCTGGTCCCATGTTTCGTCCGCAGCCTTCTGTAGAGATCCCTGGGAAAGTCAGCTGGAAAAAGCCAGGGGACATTCGTTTTGATGCCCATGGCTTGACTGGTCACATTGATATCGTCTGAAGTAAACATCACCTGAGTCCTTACTTTTTTTTCATCACTTATCTCGAAAAACGCAAAAAAACAACTAGATTTATTTTTTTTTCTATCCTATGGGCTATTGTTCTTCGTATCTTGAAGCAAAAACGCCCCGAAAATTCGGGGCGTTTTTGCGTGGTTTTTGGAGCAAACCGCGACGGATCAAATAGAACCTAAAGGATCTTGTCGTTCTGACAACAATTGCCTTGATAATGGCGAGCGTTTTTTCCGGATGGACAGGTGTATGTTCCTCAACATCCCCACTCTTATAGCTTTCGTACATTATTCCCCCTCAATACTCTTAAACCTCATCCCACACACCGAACACGTGTGATACCGTTCCCGGCACCCGTGATCCCAGGCCTTTGTCTTCCTCACGCCCATATTCCCGCCCTTCAAATGCGCCCCGCACACCGGACACAACACCCCTTCCACAGGGGAATAATCCACGGCATCCGAAGAGAGCACCGTGGTCACGATCTTTTTCAATATTTCCGGCGAAACTCCAGGGCCGGGTTGCTCGGCTGTCATCATCTGTTCCATCATATCTCCTTGTCTCATCATGCCCAGGGGTTGATCTTCATTCCCGAAAGACCGTTTCCGGCCTGGACTCCTGATCGGGGAATCGGGTTCTCGGGCAAAACATACTGAGGACCGGGCAGCTGCTGGAGCCTCGGGGTCCAATCCGCATGGGCGCATGCGGCCGCGTACACTTCGCAGTCCAGAAGATGGTTTGCGCGGCTCCCGGCATCCCACAGCGCTCTGCCGTTCTTCCCTTTTCCTGGAATGCGTTTTTCAGACGTGATCTGCTTGACGTAATCCTCGGCAACATCCCGATGAAGCCACATGGGTTGCCGGGAATCCTTCTTGAGGCGGACCATGGCGATCTGGTCCTTGAGTTCCACGGTATCGAGCAAGCGGATCACAATGGGGGTTTGAAATTTTGCAGGCACACCCGGTTCGATCCCCACCTTGCTGGCACGAACTACCTGATCCTGTGCCCGACTGGCACCCTTGACGGCATGCACCTTGTCCATGTCGAGGCCCCTATCTTCCAAGCTCAGAATCCAACGCTTGGTTTCTTCACTCTGGGACCAGCCCTGCGTCTTATCCTGCCCCTCGGCGGCTCCGCCCATGTCGATCCCCGCTCTCCAGATGCCCATTTCCTCATCCATGCCATCCACCGGCCACGTTGTATCGAATGCCATGCGCTCCACATCATCCCACGAATCCAGCCATCCATATTCCACCAACCACGACTCCCCGGACTTGGCCCATGCCCGGACCACATAATAGAATCCGAGCATCTGCACATCGATGCCCATGGTCAGGGCCACGGCCCCGGCCGGGACAACCATGGGCGGGCAGTCCGGGCGGATCATGTCGCGGACGCGGTCTTCATCGGTCTGTACGCTGACCACCTTGCCTGGCATGGCCTTGTGGTTGTTGTCGAACCTGGTCAGTTGGCCGGGAGTTCCTGCCTGGTGGGCAAGGAACCAGTCGTGGGCGACCTTTGACAGGGAGACATACCTGGATACCCAGGAAGGCAGGTGGAAGCCCACCGTTTCCGGGTTGAACACTGGTGTTTCCGTCCACCAATGGCCACCGGCGACTGCGAGATTGCGGATGTGATCGTTCCACTGATACCCGCAGCACTCGCACTCGTACCATGCGAGCTTCTTGTGCAGGATCTCCTTGGCATCTCGTATACCATCAGGAACCCTGATCCGATCCTTGGTCATGACCTGGGCGGTCCGGCAGGCAGGGCACACGGCCAGGAACTGGTAGATCGCCTGGGCCTGATTTTTCATGTCCTTCCAGATAGTGCCCTCGTCTTCGGTGCCCCGGGGTTTCGATACGCGGATGATCTTGGAGTCATGTTGGTATGAGATGGTCCGCTCCTCCATGGTGGAGACAGAGGACTTGTCCATATTGGCGTCTTCTTCATCGATCATGAGAACACGCAGCGAGACCGAAGACATGGACGATTCCGAGCCCGACCACAGTCCGTAGATGGTGGCCCCCTTGAGCAGGATCTTGGTCTTCTGGATGGCCTGCTTGTCCGGGATCAAATCCTTTCTGAGCATGGGTGATTTCAGATAGTGCCTGCCAAGCTTTTCCTCGAAGATCCTGGCCGCGGCCTTTTCGTCGGGCATGCCGATTCCGGCAGATGCAGGATCACGCCAAACGTCAGCTGCAATACATGCGTACCCGATAGAGGTCTTGGTAGTCTGGGACGGTGCGACAATGAAGATTTTCCGCACGCATGGACGGTCCCACATATCCATGATGCCCTTTGCATACGGGGCCAGATTGTGCTGAAAATACTGACCCGCATAGGGACCGGCCACGATCCGGAAGTTCTTTTCAGCCCATTCGGCAGTGGAGACGCGGGGCCTGGATTCCAGGACCTGAATCTCACCGGGCAGAAGAGTAAACGGAGGCGGCAGGTAGGACATCAGTCATCCCTCCTGGAAAGGATAAAACGAGTGCGCAGATTGTCGACCAGGGCGGGATCCCCGTTGACCAGGTCGATGGCTTCGAGGGTGATCTTTTCGGCATCATCGTCGATCCCGGCCAGATAGGATTCCCAGGCCGATGCCATTTCGTCGGTGAACCAGGACCCCTGCGCATAGGAGCTTAGAGCATCCTTGAGCCGCTGCCGGAACATGGCCACCAGCTCGGATGATCTGGAAAACATCCATCCTGCCAGCTCCTGGGCCTTGGCCTCGTCCCCTTCCACCAGGGCGACCAGTTCTTTGGATCGCTGATCATCGCCGCCAAATATAGCGGCCACATCCCCGGAAACCTCCTGGATCCAGTTCGCCAGATGCAGCCTGAGAGCCTGGGCCCTGTCGGCCAGCTCCCGGCCCACAGTGTCGGTCCGCACGTAGCGCCCCTTCTCCCGCTCATACAAGAATTCGTTGCGCCGGGCCTGGACCTGTTTCAGTTCGGCATCGGCCTTGACCCGGGCCTCCTGGTAACCGCCCGGCTCTTGGGCCTCGCCCAGGGGGAGATCTAGCTCTCGACTGGCATCTATTTTCTTGCCCAAAAAATCGCGAGCATATCGATGCACGCTCAAGACGGAAAATCCACCACCGCGCCGAGGTTTCAACTTGCCATCGTTGATGTGGTTCGTGACTGTTTGCCGAGCCACTTTGTATCCGGATTCTGTCAAATATTTGAACACCTGAAACGCATTTTCAAATACGGTAGGTTGATCCTTTTCGGTGTTACCACTTTTCGGTTCGGTATTACTTTTTACACCCACGTAATAGACCTCGCTTTTCCTTCTTTACAGCACTTGTGGCGGGCCGGGTTTCCGGCACAACCCCTTGAAATTGCACGAATGCTAAAATGCTAAAATAATTTTCCGCCCTCACCCGCGCAAGTCTTGCGCTCGTGTCGACCCCTACGGTGAGGGGCCCCGAAAGAACCTACCTTTTCTCGGCGAGCGGTCCGGCTTCGGGCAAAGTCATCAGGCCCATTTCGATCAGGGCGGTCAGATCCTCAAATGCGACGTGGTACAGTTCCTCGGCCCGTGACGATATTTCCCATCGGCGGCGGGCAGCATCCCCGGCCTCTGGTCGAGCTAAGGGGGGGTCGAACCGGATGCCTGGGGTGCCGTCGATCATGCAGACCCGAATCCCCATGCTTTTATTTCTCTTCACGTACTCGCTGAGCTCGACAACCTTTTCGCTGTCTCTCCACGTGATTTCCGGCATGGGTTCGACCATGTCAGCATCGTCGGCAGGAGCAGCAACGGGAGCCTCCTTGAGACACGCATCCCTTGCGCGACCTCGCCGCCCGTATTTTTCCGCCAGCATCTCGAAACTCATGTCCCCTCCGGTGTGGTCAGGGTGGTCAGGGTGCGGTCAGGGCGGTGGTCAGGGCGGGATCACGCATGGTTGAGCCGTTGGTCAGGGTGGTCAGGGTATAATCTTGGAAAAACCAAAAATCCTGTCTGGAAATCACAACACGCGCATGATGCGCGCGCGTACGCGATAAATCAGATTTGCCCTGACCACCCTGACCACCCTGACCGCCCATTGAAATCATTGACGATCCATGGTCAGGGCAAGCACATTTTGCCCTGACCGCACCCTGACCACTTCGAACAAAACTGTCATACGCGCCGACCTCATCATGCACGTTTCGGACACCCGCCGGAAATGACGTGCGCCCAGTCCCACCAGGGGTGCAGGGGATCGAGGATGCGACGCTAAACAACTGCTGCCTCCGAAACAACTTGGATACCGTCCAGCCTCTGCACCCGGCGTCCATTCTCTCGAGGCCGACGTGATGACAGGTTCTCTTGGACGGTTTGAAGTTCCCGAAAAAAGTTTTCCTTGTTTCTCGGGCTGTAGCCGTTTGACGAGCAAAACGACTTGTACTCTTTGAACAAGTCGTCTTTGAGGCACGAATAGCTCTCTCCGGTCGCACAACAATCCTCGACAAAGCACAGCACGGGATTGTTGGCCCGCTTGAATTTCAACAGGTTTGAGTCGAGTTCTTGAGACTCTGTAAAATGCCCCTGCTTGAGAAGACGAAATAGACCGGCCAGCGCCCATAAAAAGATCTCTGACAACTCATCCAAAAGTTTGTCGGTCAAGCCTCTGTCGATCCGATCACCAACAAACTGCTGCTTAAAACGGATAATCTTCAATCGTCTGAGCACTCCAAAGGTGTTGTCCCTCACCCGTGGAAACTGGTTGCCCGCGAAAATCTGTTTGCACACAGGCTCAAACTCGAATGGTTGGTGATGCTTGTATGCAGCAGAGATTGCGTCACCCGTAACCATTGCCTTGAAATATGGCGACTCTATAGCCTTTGCACCGGTTTCTGTGGAAATATTTACCAGCTTGTTGTGGAGGCTTGCCCTGTGGAACTGATCCTCAAGGTCGGCCAACGCAACAGCAGAACAGTTTGCTGCGCCCACAAGCGTCCTCAATACCTTGAGCATAACAGACTTCCCGTCAGACCCCGGACCCAGTAAGAACAAGGCGATCCCAAACGCTGTGGACCTCGTGAGGCAATACCCAAAAAACTCCTGGATAAAATCGATCACGTCAGGCGTCTGGATGGTCTCATCGAGAAACTGCAGCCACCGGCTACAGTCTTTTGTGCTTTTCGGGTTGTACTCTACGTCAAGGGCGATAGTTGCATAGTAGTCCTTTGCGTGGGGCTTGAACTCTCCTGTATCGATGTTCAGCATCCCGTTTTGCAAACACAGCCAATCCTCCATGTCATTGACTGCCCGGTCAGCAGGGATGTTCGACAATACTTTTGCCTGGAAGGTTGCGTCATTCACCCTGCCCTGGTCTGATTCCGTGCCCAGAGCCAATACCGCAAGCCTCTTGATGTGGTCTATATTGTACGGTTCCCAGAACTTGTTGTTCCACCGATACACCACACCCGTGTCCGGGTCGTGCAGAATGGGCACGTCCTTGATCAGCTTGTCTGCCAACAGTCTTGGCTTGAACGACAACCGCCCATTCAACCCCCGGACAAAGAACTCCGTGATCCCGTCCTCCACCTGCGGAGGATTAGGGTTATCATGCTCCCTGGCCTGCAACACCAGCTCCTGAAAATCCTTGGCTGTCTTCTTGTGCCGGACAAAGAAGTCCGTCAGGTCCTGCCCGCCATCCTTGGGCCACCAGCCATCCTCCAACCTGCCCATGAAGTGCGGCCATTCCAGCAGCCGGACCGACTTGGCCACCTGCACCAGGTTGTCGGCAGCCTTGGCCGCGTACCGTTGGCCAGGCTGATCCGCATCATAGGCAATGACCACGTCGCGGCCCCGCAGGGCCTCGATCTGATCCTTGTCCCATTTGTTGGGCTTTCCGGTCTGGGTGATGGCGTTCAGCCCCTGCGACAGGGCGCACAGGGTGTCTGATTCGCCCTCGCACAGGATGACCTGCCCGTCATATAGGGGAGCCGGGGGGAACAGCCTGTTTTTGCCGAATCCCTTACCCCAGGACATGATCTTGCGCACCTTGGCCCCGGGCTTGTACAGCCGGATATTCCGCAAATGTCCGGCCCGATCCCGCACAGGCAACGCAACCCGGTCCGGGGACGTGGAGTCCCGGACCTGCCCGTCTTTGCCCTGGAACACGGACTGGATCCTCAGGTCCATGATCTCCATCACCTCGGGTGACCACCCCCGCAATTCCTGCAGCCTGGTCACCCAGGACGGCGGCAACGGCTTGCACCGCTCCCAGACCTCTTCGGGGATGATGTTTCCCTTGGACGGGCCCTTGCCCTTCTTGACGACATGTTCTGGGGAGAACTGCTCCACAAACGCCTTGAATCCATCCTTGTCGTCCAGCCCGTTGACAAGGCAATAGAGCTTGACCAGGTCCCCGCTTTCAACGCAGTTGGCCAGGCACTTGAAAATATCCTTGGCCGGGCAATACCCGAACGACGGGTTCGAGTCCTCATGCAGCGGACACAGCCCGTTCATCCATTCCCCGCTTTCCTCGCCTTCGGTCACGGTGAACAGAGTGGCTGCAATTCGTCGCCTCTGGCTCTCGGTCATGTGTTCCAGTGCCCAGCCCATGCTTACCCCCTATCCTCGGTATGTATCGACGGAACCGGCCGCATCCTGCCCCCGCATCGAGGACACGAGATTTCAAGGACCGTGTCGCCGTATTCATCCCCTGCACTGCCCAGATTGTTCACCCGGACCTTTTCGCCGCACGATCCGCACTCGTAACGGATGAAGCTGGTTGAGTTCATCACCTTGGCAAAGGTCTGCATGTCATCGTCCTTGACCCGCCACTTGCCATTCTGCCGATCCAGGACCTGTCGCAGTCGATAGATCTTCTTGCGCTTCCATTCGTCGATCTCCTCGCCCATGATCACCCGCAGCTGCTCGAGCATGATCTCGACATCAGCAGCTTCCTCGGCCACCTCCTCTTCGGACTTCCGGCCTCGCAGCAGATGCAGCGCGGCTGCTGCGAGCTCCGAGCACTCTTCTGCCAGCATGGCGATCTGAGACGCCTCGCCCCATGTGTCCAATGCTTCTTCGTAAATGTTCATCCTCTGGTCCTCACACAAAAGTTGATCACCCCCCTGGCCCAGGCCACGGTGTACCACCCGGACAAAACCACCAACCCCCATTGCTCATGCTGCACGGTGGTGAACAACCAGAACGGCTGGCCGGCCAACCCGGCAACGTATCCCCACTTCCGGACCCTTGCCTTGGAATGCGATACCAGCCAGACAGCAAGGCCAGACAAAACGAGGATGATGATCTGAATGATTGATTCCATTTTTTTCCTTGGAAAACCCACCCCATCGGGCTATGTCCGACGTGGATTTTATGACAACCTTTTAACCCGATGGAGTGGATGATGA